GCTGGTGCTGCCATTACCTTTTGCTCCTTTGCTTGCTGATTCTATCCATCATTGCTGGGGTAAGCTTACCCATTTTATACAATGCCCTGGTACGAAGGATCTCTCTCCTGGTAGCATCAGGATCTTTGGAACCCTTCACATATTTCTTGGGTATGCCAGACTTCTTATCCTTTGGAACTGGTGCAAACTTACGCTTCATTAGCCATCTCCAAAGCTGCCTTCAATGTTTCTTGGTTGCGTCTAGTCCAACCCTTGCCAAATGTATCAAACGTCTTGAGCCGTTCGTAAAACTTCTGACGCTGTTCATACAAGTACTGAATGATGTTGCCTGGATCATTCTCAGCAATCAACGTCAAGCTCTTTGGCCCTATGGCACCGTCTTGAGCAGCCCCAATGTAGCGTTGCATAACCTTTGCTGGGCGTCCGGTTCCGCTGTTTACCCCCCAATCAAATGCTGCGAAGTCCAGACCACCAGGTAAATCATCACCCCTTAACTTATCCCAATAATTTTTCTTGTAGATCGGAGCAACATCTTCGTGCGTCAAATCTTTCATCTCTTCGATTGATACTTCCCGACCGACCCACTTCTCATAAACTGCTTTGGTAACTCCCAGGTTCGTTACACCTCCAGGATCTTTTGGGTGATTTACGAAGCCCCCCTCGTGATGCAATAACATCTCTAATGATTTCTCAAAGTTGTCTTTCATTTTTTGCCTCCAAAAAATTTAGTGGCCGCTCTCACACCGAAAGAGGCTGATACGATTACTCCCAAGGTATATTGATAGTAGCTCGGCATAGCCTCCAAAGCGGCGAAGCCTTCCGACACTATGCCCCTTCCCCAATCTCCACAGAAGGCGAGTATCAAAGGTATGCTAAACAAGATTGTTAACCACTCGTCTTTCCAGGAGTTAGCGCTGGCGTTAGCCATGATGCGATCCCACTCGGCCTCGCTCGTAGCAGCTGACACCATTATGGCCGCTTCCGCTTCTGCCTTGGCTACCTTTACCTTGTTCTGTGCAGCCTTCTCTTCAACCTTACCGCTTAACCAGGTGCCAGCCAGCTGAGATATTGGCCCTAATAATTGTCCGATCATTATTCTTTACCACCCATGTTTGTGAAACCGTAATAGCTTGCAACGATTGCAGCTATCGAAACGTAATAAATATTACTCATGCTGGACAACATCACCGAGGCTTGCGGCAGCTCCATCCATTCTGTGAAAACTACACCGAAGGGAAACAATAACATTCCTGTCAAACTAAACCAGGCCATACGTCTTTGTGCATCTCTCTTGGCGTCCTGGTCAACCATGATCCTACGCCTGTCTTCGAGCATAATCTCACGCTCTTCGGGATCTATCTTCCCATTGTCATTTAAATCATACTTAGCTTTCGGCATCTAAAAATCTCCTGGCAACTCTAAGGTCACTCGTTTGTATTATTACTTTACCATCTTCTGCGTACACAACAAACCTATTTCTCTTTACCTCGACTATCCTCATCTAACAAAATACATTCTAAGATCATATCATTGGAAGTAACTAAGACTTTAGCCTTATCTCTTTCAACTACACAAGCCTCCTGGTCAGGGTAAGTATCCAGCAAATAATATTGCAAATGATCTGTCCGAACAAAGTGAAACCAAACTAAAGCATACATTACCATGGCATATAATCCCTTATGTCTAGCCACCCCATATAATGCAGATAGGCCGTAGAGCCAACAAACGTAAACACAAGCAGCACAAAAATTCCGACTATGGTTATCATCAGCTCTTGCCGTTCTATAGCCTCACGCCGCAGCCTAGCTTCCATCTCGCGCTTCTCTTGCAATACTTCTTTTCTTATGCGGAGAAGCTGATCCCATTTGCTTTTGCCCAGGTTGTTACATACCCACTCGCGCAGCTCTTCTTCAGCCTGGGCAGCTTCCTGTTCTTTAGCCCATCGATCCATTGCAATCGAGTTAACGTCTGAACTACTGATACCTTTTTTCTGTAACTTTTTTTTAGCTTGATCTGTTGCATCGAAGAAATTGCCAATCTCTTTTGATAAACTAGCTATTGTTTTGCCAGCGGCTAAACCTGACTTAATTCCCGCGAGGATCGTAAATACTTCCATACTTACATTCCATCTTTACGAGTAAACTCTACTGTCTTCTCCAAGATAGCCACCCTGGATTGTAATTTAATAATCTCCATCATGTGAGCAGCCATGCCCCCAAGATCCTCATTGATCATCTCAACATCATCCCAGATCTCATTGTCAGCATCTTCCATATCTTCATAAAACTCAGCCAGAATATCGATTAGCTCCTGAATGTTCTCCTGGTTTCTCTCTACATCTCTGATAAGATTTGTTCTGTCCGTTGCATTGTTTTCAATGGTAAGGACATTGACCTGTTCTGTCAGGCTTTCAATCACAGACGCTTGCTGAGAAGCATACCAAATACCACCGCCCACAGTAGATACAATAGCCACGACCGCACTAGCAGCAACGGCGATATTTACTTTGGGCAGATCCATCAATCAGGCCAATCTGCTATGGGTGGGTTTCCTGTTGGGTTGCCATCGCTATCTACTGGTTGATCAAACAAAGCCATGAATGCAGCATGATCAGAAGCATTTGTTATTGATGTTTCGATTGTGTTTGAAGCAGTGCGTATAGCTGCTCGATCTGTAGAGATCTGGCTAGGCACAGAATAATCAGCAACCTCAGATGCCTTAACGACCATCCAATCTGTAGGCTGTAGCAATCCATTTGCCTGTTCTTTAATAATAGCTTTCCATGTAGACTTAAGGCCAAGCGTTGTTTCACCATCTTTAGTTACATCATCTAAAGCTTTTGGTGTATCAGCATCCCAGTAGAAACGATTATCATATGGGGCTGGGTCATCTTCCCATGTCAAACCCTTTGCTGCCTTCTCATCAGCTGACCAATTGTTCCAGTTGTATGGATGCTTGATGCCATCGTTGTCAGTCCAAGATCGACCAACTTTAATAACTCGTCCACTATATTTCCAAGGCATTGATCTCTCCTATCGTGCGTTACTGTATTTAAAAGGTTGTTCTGCAAAGGCCATAACAAGATAGTTAACATTAGAACCATTCACTGCAGCTGAAGAATTTATTATCTTAAAACCATTTGAATAAAAATTTATTACGTCTGATGTGCCTTCTGTACTATTAAGGTTTGCATAAAGAGCATCATTGTCTACGTTATAACCCTCTCTCTTATTATCAAACATCCACCAGTGCTGAACAGCACCTGTTGCTGCTTTTACCATAACAAATGCTGGCCTAAACCCAGTGTACATAAACGGCCCATTAGAACTACCGTTTCCAATGTACTGACCCATTCTGCTAAAGCCATCTTTTGATGCAAAACAATAACAGATATAATCTTCACCCGATCCGTTTACATTTCCACTACTAGCAAGCAACGTAAGTGTGCTTGCATTTGCAAAAGTGCCTGAATAATTTGCAGCAACAGCAGTTGTATTTAAACCTTGGATGTAATCAAAAGAACCATTTAAACAATCAAAAAGAGCCATCCAATTATAGCTTTGATTTCTAGCTTTGATTAACGCTAAATCTGGTTTTGTAGATAAACCATGACCTATTGTTTGTATAGAACTTGAGCCATTACCAGTATAACTTATTATAGAAAAACCAGCATCATCATTGACAGATACGTTTGTGTCAATATCTCCATCTTCATTTGGAACAGCAGTACCGCCAGCTTTCCAGTGCCATGACGCATAAGTTCTTCCTGAAGCATTATACTGATGAGTATCTGCGCTGATATCAATGCCAGCACTATCAAACGTAATACCAGTTGTCCAAGCGTATTCAGCATTAGCAAGGTTAGAATATAGCTGCTTTTGTCCACCCCTAATGCTATCAAACAAAGCGTGTTCGTTAGCTTGGTTTCTTTGTTTTATCCAAACCCAATCAGGTTGAAATCCAACATTGTTTAAATCTATTGTGCTTCCTGTTCCACTATACAGCACAGTATTAAAATTATCTTCTGGGGGGTTGCCAGCAGCAGGATCGGTAGCTGGATCAGGTAGGTTAGCATTGCAAAGAGCTAGATGCCCTGACGGTGGTGCGTAGTAAAAGTCACCCTTGCCGTTATCATCTGCATTGCCTTGAGCGACAAGTCTACCTGAGAAACTACTGTCTTGTCCAAAGTTTATAGCAGCCTTTGCTGTTCCATAACAAGACAAACCCAGAAACCATTCTGTGTCGTAACTACCACCTAAAGACAAACCAGAATAAGCAACGCCTTGAGACACACCATTTTTATAAAACGTAAGTGTCCCAGCATCTACATCAAGAGCAACACCTACTATGTCACCATCAGCTACAGTAGCACCGTAAGCTACTCCTGCCGCATTGTTATATTTTGCACCATTTAATCCATAGTAACCCCAAGAGTTACCATAGTTTCCTAGATATGAGAGTAGGTAAGTATCAGACATATTAATTATGCCATAGAAAATACCTTGTGATGATGATCCAGATATTGGGTTTACTTCATAATACCACTTGCCAGAACTTACCCCAATAGTAGATACTTTACTTTCCCATTGACTAGACGCTCCTTGATATTGCAAGTTACCTTCGGTCAAAGTGCCAACACTACTTCCAGATGTGATACCGTTTAAAACAGCAAACCCATCAGTCGGAGTGTCAGGCATAACATCGCTGTGCTGTAAATTATTAGCATCCCAGTTGTTGCCATTGCCAGATGCGTCTGAGGTAAACAGTGCGTCCCTTGTGTCAGCTATGGCTAGGTAGATGTAGGTATCGCCAGAACTATTTATAGATGTACTTGAGCTTTTTATCTGAAAGCCAGTAGAAGTGAAGTCGCAAAAATCTGATGTAGCTTCTGCATTGCTTAAATCTGGAATTAAAAAATCATTAACAATATTTGAAGGGCTTCTTGTATTGTCAACAATGTACCAGTTTTTTGCAAGACTGCTTGATTTTACGAAAAGAAACGCTGGTCTAAATCCAAGCTCAACTGTCGGGCCTGTTGCAGATCCGTTACCAGTGTAGCTTGCTACCTTTGAATAGCCATCAACACTATGAAAACAATACGCTATTTTAGTTCCTGATCCGTTAGGCCCAAATAATCCACCACCAAAAGTGTCTGCATCTGGATTAGATGTACCCCATACTTTATTTGTTGAGCCTGATCTGTCACCTTCAGCATCCGTACTATTTAAAAGTAAATAATAATGGTATGGGTCTGTACCACCGTTTAAATCTTTGTGATAAACCCACCAATTTGACGTACCACTTCTTTTTTTTGCAATAATCATTTCTGGTGCAGAATTTAAACCATGTGCAATTCTTGCATTGTTGCTAGTGCCATCACCAGTGTAAGAAACAATACTAAACCCATAGTCAACATTTGGTTTTGTTCTTGAAAGTATTGTCCCCTCTGCATGAGTAGGTCCATCTGTTGTGTTGGTATTTACTTGGCCGCCCATGCCGCTGTGGATAGAACAATAATAATATAAAACTGGCGCACCAGAAGGTACAGTAAATGTTGTTTGAGTATCGCTTACGTGAGTAACACCAGTGGTATATTCTGATCCACCGCCATGCGTACCATCTGACGTTGTGGAAAATCTAAGTGGGTGAGCAGATGGATAGTTAAATGTATAGGTAGCGCCCTCAGTAAGATTAAGAGCTATCGAACTTGTCCCATGTCCATCAAATCTATATTTGTTACCACTGTCATCAACAACAGTTACAGTGTATGTTTTATCGTTAGTGCCACCGCCCCAACACCATGCAACATAGTCTTTTCCATCACTGTTTACGCCAGTGTTATTTCCAACGGTAAAACCATCGCTATGAAATGATGTTACACTATTTGATGATGTTGCTTCTGCATCAGTTGCTTGGGATTTTAATCTTTTTTCTACCCCTCTTACACTATCAAATAGTCCATGAGATGCAGTACCATCTCTTTCTTTTACCCAAACAAAATCAGGTTGAAATCCCACACCTTCTACGCTTTGTTGTGTTGGGTGAGTTCCCTCATAAGTAACTGTATTAAAACCGTTAGCGGTTGTTGTTGCTGTAAAAGGTAAACGAAAACCATTGGTGCCGTAGGTCAAACCTGTTGGGTCTTTGGGTATCCAGATACCTTCTTTGGTTTCTCCAAAGCTAGATGGGTCTAGGGCAGTACCATCAATAAAGTTTACTTCAGCTAAATAGCCATCATAATAAGCACTTAATGAATAAGAATATGCCCCAATGGTATGTAGGGCGTTTGAACTGTTTACAATTAAATTTGAACTTTGAGGAATGGTGCTTCTATTATCAAGAGAAAATGAAGTTACTTCAGAACCATTTATATAAAGTTTTAATCTATCAGATGCTGAACTTTGAGTTGTGTCACAAGCTAAAACAACATGATAATAACTTGATGGATCTCTAAATACTGCAGTAGTTGTAAGCCCTCTTGTAGTGCTACTTCCCTGTCTCCAAGTAACAGTTACTACATTACTATTGCTATCTTTTCTTGCTTGTAGATAAAATAAATTAGTTGAATTAGAAGATGCAGAAAAAATCATACAATCTGCATTAATATTTCCTCTTTTAAACCAAGTTGAAAATGTCCATGTTGTTTTATCGCTAGTAGTTGCTGGCGTTCTGCTTAGGTACGGACTATCACCATCCTCAAACTTTAGAGAGTTGTTTATCTCAAAGGGATAAAACCCACCGCTTGCATACATCCATTGCTGTGAACCAAATGGGCCTGACATATATTTCCCCTATGCAAACGCTAACTGTGGTGCGCCTAATAAAATACGAGCATCAGCCATAGTGACATACGGCACTATATCCGTTGCGCTGGCTGCTGAAGATAATGATAAAGAACCACCACCTCCTGAAACTTCATAATCTGTATCTAAACTTACTGTGCGGCCTCCTGTGCTATCTTGAATAAACACTATAAAACCAGACTGCCCGACAATCTCAGTTGTTGGATTATCTAAAGTAAGATTGCCAGTCAGTGTTAAAATAAAATTCTGATTAGCACTAAAATCTAACGTTAGATTGCCAGTAGCAGTTGCATTTGTTTCTGTGCCAGCAACCGCTGTGCTTGTAGTTATTGTTGTTGCAGTTAAGCTAGTAAAACTACCTGTCGCTTCTGCTGGAGATGCGCCTATATATCTAAATGACATTAGGTCCTCTCCATTATGCTGAGAATAGCATCAGCACTAACTGGCGCACTACTTACAAGTGTAACCGTATCTGTTGCTACAAGATTAACTCTACTGCCATTCAATACATCCAATGCTGAAGCAGCTGGTATAGAAACATCTTTGGCTAATGTTGCCCCAGCTGCTGTAAGCGTTACAGTAATTGCGCTCGATGTAAGGTTAGCAACATGACAACCCATAATAACTGTAGTTGTGCTAGAGGCTACTGTGTACATCGTTACCGATGTCATACCTACATTTGTGTTAACGTGTCTGGTAAATGTGTTAGCCATTATCTAACTCCTTACACATCGTCTATCAAAGCAGCCACAACACAATTTACTGTTGATGTAGATGAAATAGCATGAATGTCAGCTACCGTTGTATTTGGAAGCTCAAGTGCTACTGAATTACCAGCAGATACTTTAATCCCATCAGCAATGCTTGTTGACGCTGTACCAGCATCAATAACAAAGTGAATGTCATTTGCGGTATCTGTATTTTTGATAAACAAAAACTTTACCTTATCGCCAGTGGCTACAGCTGTTGGAGCAGTATCGTCATCTACCGCTGTATAATCTGTGAAATAACCAGCAATCAAATCTGTTGATGAGTTTGATACGCTAGTTAGTTTGTAATACCACTTGTCATTAGCATCCGCTGGACTGACAGTGATTGTACCAGAGATAGCTTTTGCAATCTCATCAGGTAAGACCGTAGCGGTCATTGTTACTGAAGCATCATTTGCCATATTTTTCTCCTATGTTAAGGCCAAAGCTAAAACTTCAGCTTCCTCAGTAGTTCCTAAATTTGTTCGAGCAGCCTCCGCAGTAGTTGCGTTAGTACCACCCTGCAATACTGGCACCGGAATAGTAATCGTACCCAAACCAGTGAGTGATTTTGTTTCTGGATTACCAGTAACCTCGTTGAAGGCTAACACTCCTCCAAGCCGATCTGCTTTTAACGGAAGTTCTAAGCTATCAATAACATCGCCAATATTTACTTTGAGCGCTCGATCCATCTTTTCATCGAGCTGTTGAGCCATAATAACCAGGCTATCGAGCTGTTCGTTAAGACTAGACGCCAGCAAATCACCAGCTGTTACGAAGTCTGTTGTTCGTTCTAAGTTTCTTGCACCGATTAGCGTTAATACATCCGATGTCACAAGTGATGATACCAGTGTTATAGTTCCGGTACCGTTTGAGTTTGTAGATACAGTGTAGTCAGTTGTTAGTGTGAGCTGAGTAGTGTTCTTGTAAACAACGAGATCACTGTTAGTTAAGATGTTGAAATTAAAAGCAAATGGTCCAGTACCAGTGTTACCAGTAAACTGTACACGCCTTGCTACATTGTTAATTGGAATATCGGCCATCTATATACTCCGTTGATTTGTTTGTTTTATACCATACATTTATTTACATTCCAAATAATCTATTGACATTTGCTTCGGTTACATCCGGTCTACGATCCGGTAGCGTTTTCCCTTGTTGCCACCAGAAATCTTGTCCGTACTCTCTTTGATACTTTCTTTGAATACGCCTCATTTTTGTCCTGGCTTCCGGATCAGCCCATAATTTAGCCTGGTCAAATATTAATCTCTCGAGCCCTAATCGCATATACCAGATACTTGCACCAGGCGTATATCGTTGAGCAAACGAAATTAACTCGCTTGCTGCCTTTGTATCTTCACCCTGGATAGCTTCGAAGATATTACCTACTGTTAAATTTTTGACATCATTTAAAAAACCAGCTACTGGCCCTGCTATAGTTTCTCCCAAGCCTCGATCAAATCTATTAAGATCTGCAAAGAGAAAATCTCCGTAAATACCTAAACCACCACCTTGTAGAAAAGCAGCACCCCAAAACTCTCCAGTATCCATTGACCTAGGATCTCTGCCTTTAGACATTTCTTTTAGTTGAAGAGCCAAAGCACCCATCAAGGTGGTGCTTATAATTAGGTTTGTAAAAGCTTTACCTTTTCCCATAGCTCCAGGCGTAGCAGCTGATCTAAGAATATGTGTATTTACCAGGGTAACACCAAAGTTTTTATACATTGCGAACGATCGAACCATTTCTCCGGAAAATGTTCCAGGTGGAATATCTCCAGTCAAAGCAGCTCGACCCCTGATAGATGTAGAAGGAACGGCAAAGTTTGTTTCTGTTTCTACCATCGCCATAAGATTAGTAGCTAATTCCCTAGCAAGCTTTGGATCTATATCATCTCTAAACTCAATGTCCTCAGCTCTTAAAAACTTTGCGCCCTTATAATCGTATAGTTCTGTCGATCGCATAATATCCCACTTGTCAGAGCCTATACCATATTTTTCTAAAGATTTTTTTAATGAAGGATGTAACTCATCAATCTTTTTTCCCACATTGTCAGCCAATGTTCCCAGGAACTCCATACCAAATGACCACCTTCCAGCTTGTGTCATTGGAGATAGTAAAGAAGCTCTCATAACAAAATCGGCTACTCTCCTGGTAACTTCTGGCCCTGTTATATCTCCAGTGTATCTCATTTGCGCTGAAGCGATCGATGACCAACCTTCGGCAGTTAATCCTAAGCGTATCGCTAACCTTCCCTTTTCTTCAGCTCCTAGCGGAGACAAGGCTTTTAAGTATGCTCTAAGCGTGTTGGTTTGTGGCAAACCGTTCATTGCCCTGGCAATACGCTGAAAGTTTACGTCAGTAATCGCTGAGATCGATGCAGCCCCAAGTTGAGCTGATTGTAATAACTGTCGAGTACCAGCCAAGGTTGTGGCAAGCACCCCATGCACTGGCGTATTATGAGTTCCTCGAAGAATGTTATAAAGTTCATCCATTTTTCGTCCGGCAACTCTTGCACGATCTACGGCTTTAGGATCGTTTGCACTTTCTTTAAGTAAAGTATCTTTTACAAAATTTTTGGTTGCCATTGGATTAGGGCCAAGACGCTCCATAAATGCAATATCCCTGGACATATTACTGATATGACCAATCATAACGTCAAACGGATTGCTGTTACCAAACTCATCGTTATATTTCATCCAGGTATCAGCATCTTTAAATACCAAGAATCGATGTTCTGCGTGTTGATTAGCCATTGCCTTTTGCCCAGACGGTCTACCACTTGGCTTAATCTTACTCATACCGTCAGTGCTAATTGTTTCGTAAACATCTCTTAATGCTATTTCTAGCTTTTGCGGAGAAAACGTCAGGCCTGTTTGCTGATCAACCATTTTTTCCAGGTCAAGCATTGGTGTAATTTTGTTTCTCCAGGTTTGATATCCAGCCTGGCGTACTTTCACGCTAGAGTGCTGTTGAGGTAAACCCCAATCAGATCTTTTTGGAATAGCACCTCCGGCAGCGTTGAAGCGTTTACGCAAATACTCAGCTGCCTCTTGCCAGCCCTGGGCAAGTTCCCTGGCTGAAGCATCTCTTGTGCTTCCAGGAACAAATGTTTCTCGTATCATGTTTTCGAGCTTGGCTTTGTTTCTTACTCGACCAGTCAAATCTCTTCTAAAAGTTGCCAGGACTTTATCCATTTTCCTGGTCGCACTTCTGTTAATAGCTTTTTCTATTTGCGCTATGCTAAGAAACCTAGATCCATCGTCTTGTTCGAACAATGCCAGGGCAGCCTTATCTTTTCTTGGTTGCTTAGTTCCAGCTGTTCTGTAGTTTTCTAAATCTAGTGTTATTCTTTTCCAAGTTTGTGCCTGGAGCATCATTCTACGTTTGCGCTCCAATACCTGTTTTTTCATTACGTTAGCAGCATCAATACTTGCTTTAGATGTTGCAGGACCAGGGCCAAGTTGCCTGTTGTATTGCTCAAACAATTCATCGAAAAGGTTTAATACTTCATCGGCTTTTTCCTGGGTAATCTCTCCGGCTGCTACACCATCGCTTATACACTTCTTAAACGTCATATTGAGCAAACCCCTAATCTATTAATTAAAGCGTCCTCTGCATCGAGTTCAGCCTTAACGTCTCGTAAAGTTCTTGTTTGAGTAACTATGCTCTCACCTTCAACTCTAAGATCAACAGGGATCTCCAGGTCAAGCTCAGACTCTTCTACCCCGAACTCAATTCTTTCACTATCGCTTTTTGAGCGTCTGAGAGCTCCAGGTCCTGTTCTTCCACCCGAAGGAATATCAAACCTGGATCCTTTGAGGGGGTTGTCTCCTGAGATTTCTGAGACTGTTTTGGGGTCTTTGAATCCACCATTGTTGTCGATTTTGGCATAGCCATCGGCTGCGTTCTCCTCTCTTAATACTCTAAATGTTTCAGCTGGCTTGGTGCCAACAGAATCTAAATATGATAATGGTATAAACCTACCTGTCTCAACAAAACGACCAAGCATCCTGTTGACAGCATTTTCTGGGGTAACATCCATTGACAGTAATCGGACTTTATACCCCTTCTCTTTATATAGTGATACCGCTTTACGAATACTAGACGTACTATGACCAACTTTAGGCAGTGTGATATTTGTGCCACGACTTATCATTATGTCTTGCAGCATCTTAGATAAACTAGAACTTTCCTCATGTACGGCACCAGTTCCTTTACCACCTTCAAACTCTGGTAATGTTTTTTTAATTTCATCACTATCTAATATTGCAGATCTGTTAGCTACAGCTATCTCATTCGCAATAGTGCTTTTTCCGGCAGCTGGTGGGCCTAGAATAATAGTAACCTCTTTATTCCTGGCTATTGTTCCTGGGTCTAACCCAAGCTCTTTATATGCCAGAGTTTCAGCTTGCTCTTCAAATTTGACCATAGCTGATTTAGTTCCAACAACTTCCTCACCGTCAATTTTATAAGTCCTACTTTGATGCCACTCTGTTGAATTATAATTTGGCGCATTTATTGTTTCTGGACGCGACTCCATTTCTCTAAGCGCATTTACAACTGCCGGATGGCTATTAATTTGTTCTCTTGTTGGATTGGTTCCAAGCAAAAATTTTAAATTAGCTAATGAGTTAGGCTCTTGCGCCTCATCCATTTCTCTAAAAGTATTAGTTACTAATTGGTCTGTTTGATCTTCAGCTGCTTTACCAGATGGCTCATCGAAGCCCTCTAAGCTTGGCTCATCTTCAATCGCGTCTTGGCGGCTTTTCGGCGCATCATCGAAAGTGCGTCTAACATCGCCAACTTCTGCCCGATCAAAATCGCCTCGCTCAATTCCTCTTCTGACAGACTCGGCGAATCCTCTTGCTGCGTTCGCATAGTTGTTTGTTTCCCTGGCTGTTCTTGCTGCCGCTGAGAGTTCATCGCTAAGCTCTCCTTTTCTCGTTGCAAGCGCCTGGAGGAGCGTGATCGCTTTGCCATTTTGATTTGCCCTTTCCTGGTTTCTAGTTTTCTCTAGTTTGTTTCCCTCGGCCTCAATGCGATCTGCATTTTTGCTCAAGTTCTCAAATGCTGTTTTATCTTCTCTTAGTATTTTGTACGTTCTGTCTAATACCCTGGCACGTTCTAGGAATAAACTTTCCGCAAGCACCTCATCACCAAACAGGCCAGTTTGTACTTCATTTACTAAATCTTGCTCATTTACCTGGCGAACAATGGTTTCTGCCTGAAAAGCGTTTGCAGCATCAGACCTTGCTAAAACTTGGATAGCTGCTTGTTGCTTGTCAGGATCATCAATTAATCTGCCAACTATAGCACCATAGTTTGGCGGTATTACACCATTAACGATAGATCCAAAAGCATCGTCACTTAGTTTTACAAGATCCCTTGCTTGTCTTACTAATGTTGATCGAGGAGGTAGCTCAGATAATCTGCCAGGTTCAACTCTAAGTATTTTTGCTGCATCGATAGCTGTACCTGTTCCCTGGGCAATGTTTGCTGTAGCTGCTATCACTCGAGCCTTTTCTGCGCTTATGTCATCAACTTCACGCAACTTATAACCAACCAGGTTAATGTCCTGGCTAGGATCTTGATCCATTATTCTTTTAGCTAGTCCGGCTCTTTGATGTCCATCTGCTACGAATATCTTGCCATCAACATCCTCCCAAAAGATAACTGTTCCGGCCTTTACATCATCCCACTCTGTAACACCTTGCAGCCTTTCGGTTACACCGTACTCATCACCACCCTCTTTAAACTGAAATCTCTTTGCATCAATCAAAGCATTTCTGGCTGGAACGGAAAACATAACACCATTTAAATTATCAGTAGATGAAGCAATTATTTCTGGCGTTGGCTGTATTGTAGCTTCATCCGGCATAGCTGGAGCTTTATTATTGAAAACGGCTGCATCAGCTTCTGTTGTTCGATTATTATGTTCTGCTTGGGATCTGGCAAATTGACTATCTACAAACGGATTGTCAGCTTCAAACTCTTCAGCTTCCCTGGCTGCAGTTTCTAAGAATTGGCTATCTTTATTTGCCTTTCCAGCTTTTGCTAAGACGTTAAAACCACCTCTAGCAGTATTAACAGTCACTCTAAAACCAACAGGTAATGCCGCACTACCAGCTGCCGCAAACCCTACGTTTCTAATAAAATCATTCCAGGTATAATCATATCCTTGTTTTTCGTACCATTGCTTAACAGAAGCTTCACTCATGGCTGTAATTCCGGCTCCTAATGATGCCTCGAAGAAAGCTAACTTCATTAAACTTCTTGAGCTTAGCCCTAATGGTAACGTGCTTAGAATTTGAGGATCCTCAACAACTCCTACAACTTGCCCTAGAAATTGACCAACTTGACCACTTGTTCCAACAGCCCTAGACGATATCTCATCATTGTATTCTTTAGCTGCTTTTGCTCTTTCTGAAGCTAGATCCTCAAGACTTTCAAGAGTAATACCTTTTAAGTGATCCGGTATTATTTCCTGGTTTTCATTTAAGAACCCAAGAATTTGTGACGCTCTCCATTCATAATCAGCTCTAGCTTTTCCTGGTGTAGCAGTTGTTGAAAACAAACCTCTATTTATATAAGAGCCTGGATCTACAAATGTTTCATTAGGAAATAGCTCACTTAGCTCTTCTACAATAGGATCCCATAAATCTTGCAATATTCTATCTCTACTTTGAGATTGATCTAAATACTGCGATTTTTTTCTAGCAGCACTATAATTTTCTTCGAACCTGGTAACTGGCTTTGATAACCCTTGCAGATCTCTTAATGTCAATTTGTTAGGTTTATCAAACTGTATCATTGTTGAGTTTTCAACCACTGTGCGTATGTTAAGCTACCACCATCAATTATAAAATCGGCATATTTTGTATAAAGATCTGCATCAAAATTATCATCGCCTGGCTCTGGCAATGATTCTAAATATCTAACTGTACTTGCCTCATTTAGCTTTCCAGATTGTAAACCCTCGTTAAGTTCTTTTCTTAATTTTTTTGTTTGTTTTGTATTTGCGCCCAGGGCAGCCTCAAAAGCAAATCTTTGTTTTGGTTGTTGACCTCTTTCTACCGTTGGGTCTTGAGCTGTTGTAAGGTCTGGTTTATCGACAGGATCAGAAAAAGCATCAGAAAGATTTATAGTTCCCACTACTTCGCTTTTAACTTCTGGCCCTGGTATTTCGGGCATAGGTTGCAAGAAGTCCATTGGATTAAATAATATGGTTGACTCATCAACATCTAAAACAGGAACATCATCGCCAAACCTATCAACATCTTCTACATTTGAAATATAGTATTGATTGCCTCCTGCAAAAATTAACTTATAGGTTTCTTCTTCTTTAATTTTTTCTGGATAAGCTGGGTCTATTTTTTGACCTGTGATAGCTTCTATTGACGCTGGATTTAAATTAGCAATAACCTTTTCCATATCGGCAGCTGTCATATTTGGAGGAATAAAAGTCATCTTTTCTCTTACTGGCTGCATACCCCCATAAATAACTTCGCCTGTGTCAGTCATTACTTTGCGCTGACCAGAAGCTAATTGTAAGGCTTGCTCATAAAGCGCAACAGCTTCATCGGTGTTATCTTTCCAATTTCCTAAACCTTGTTGAGCAGCAAGCTCTGTATAGATAGCTTTAGCTACATCTTTAATTGCTGATTGCTGTATTGGAGCGTTAAACATATGTTTGCCAACAACATCTAAAAATACTGGGTCAGTGTTTGTGCTTGTAAATCCAGGCGGTGTTAAATCATTCTTTAATCGGTCCATACCATTTACTGCCAGGGTTGCAGCTCGCGTAGATCCCATTGTTACAAGGCCACCAATTAACGCATCACTTTTATTATATTCTGATAATTGGGTAAGAACCTCGCCATTGCTTTCGCCAATAGTTGAAAGCATACCTAATATATCAAGCTTAACAGCGCCTTCAGCTTTTTCTAAGGCTAAACCTAGTTGATTAATTTCATCTTTAAAAAAGACAGGAGGATTTGCTAATCCATATTCTCTTGCAACAACTGTTGCCTGTTTTAATCTTTCGGTAAGAGCGCCCTGGTCAATTTGTAATCTACTATCTTCATCAACAGTAATAATTTCATTTCTTTTGATTAGGCCTACTTTAGCTGCATAACCCATAGGATTATCATTAACTTGTGTTCTCATGTTGGTAAGAAAGTTTTGCGCTTGTTTTACCCTGGTAACTTCTTCTGGCGTGTCTAAAGTGCCATCAAAACCATTTGTTTCAAGATTTGTTACATATGCCTCTAGTTCAGCTAATGATTTAGTTCTTAGTTCACCGAAGAAATTACTTGTATCTTGCAGTCCTCTTGCAGCTGTAGAGGATGCCCCTTCGTCATAATTAATTACATTTGATGAGTCAGACAATAAGTTAGCAAGTTCTTCCTGATCAATCTGTCCACCATTTTCTAAAACATCTTCGAGATCTTCTACCCTGTTAATTATAAACGTAGATTGAGCCTCTACCGCTCTTTTGTTTCTGTTATACTCTGGTGATAACAATCCATTTATAAAACGTATGCTCGTTTCAAAATCCATACCTGGTAAAGTTGTTTTGCCAGATTTTATATCGTTTATAAACTCCTCTTGTTCGCTAAGATCTTTTTGATAAAAATCAAACAATATGTTATTTTTTAACGCTTCTTCTCTTACGTTTTCTGACCAGGTAGTTAAATCGTTTGGCCTAACGCCTAGATCTTTTAATTCTGTAGCGGCTTCTGTTATATCTTTTTCTAGTTCTTTTGGGTCAAACCCTGCAACACTAGCATTACCAATTATAGTTTCTGCTTTATTTGCAGCCGCTATATTTTGTCTTTCTTTTAAAGTTCTTAATGTTTCTTTAGACCAAAATTCAGAATATCTAAGCCCTGCTTTTTCTGTTTTGCCTTGAAGATTTGTTCTTAACATTGCAGCTGATACCGGATCGATATCTGATAGCGCTGCCGGAAAACCGTCAGAAACACTTTTTAGTTGTGACTGTATTGAGCTAAATGGCGTTTTATTGTTTTGACCATCTGTTAAAATTTTTGCAATTTCTAATTCTGCTTCTGTTTGTATTTCTGCAATAGCTATTTTGTTTGCAGCTTCATAAGCAGTTTCTTCTTCAAGACCTCTTGGACCACCCTGGGCTTTCATTGCCTCGAGTATTGGCTGCGCTCCCTCTGTTCTTACCCTTTCAATACCAGATCTTACAGCTTCTTTCTGTGCAGTCTTGTAGAGAAAATTAGACATTTGATCAAACGTTTGTGATATAGTTTGACCTACTGCCGCCTCCCCTCGAAGCCCAGCAAAATCTACACTTCTAGGAATAGCAGCTTGTACTCCAGCGCTTCTTAATCTTGGTAATCTAGCCATTATAAAGTTCCATATCTATAAGCAGCTCCGGCAAGCGTTCCAATAGCTGAAATAGTTGCAGATTTTCGAGCAGCATCTCCGGCTTGTGTATATTGATCAGCCTGATTGATGGCATATTCTTTTTCAAGTATAGCGTTGTCTCGAGCCGTAGCATAATCTTTTGAAGCCGTTGCTACATTAGCATTGAATATTGCGCTAATACTTCCAGCGCCAACAGAGCCAGATCTATTAATTAGAGTGGCTAAGTTTTCATTTAACCTGGCTAAAACATCAGCGCCCTGTTGCTTATACGCAACCGCTCTCGCATCGCCCTGGATTAATGTCTCAGAAGCTTTAGCATCATACATTTTTTCTTCAGCTTTGCCAGCTTGTATTTTACCATAAGCAGAAACCGCTGACCCTATCATCATTGCTGGAGCTGCAAAACCACCCATATCTAATTCCCTACACTTAATTTATATTCCAAGCCCAATACAGTCATAGGCAAAGGAACGTTTTGCGTTAATGTTATTTGTCCGGTAGCACTGTATCCTAGAATACCATGCGCTGTTTTTAGTCCAGTAAATGCCTGAACAGGTTTATCTAAAACCCCAACACCTAGATTTCTAAATGATATTTGTTTGCCATTTATTACAAGATCTTTTGTTTCGTTAAGAAGTGCATCAACTTGAACAATACGCTTTTTGACGCCTTGCACAGAACCAGAATTGAGCACTGGCTCTGTTGGCATTGTCTTTGCCTGGACTGTATATTCTAATCCTACCTGGAAGTCTGTTGTTGCTGCGCTTGCAAACGTAATTGTATAAGGACTGGCCGGAACTGTCTGAGTTGGCTCCACAATGCCATCACGAACAACCTCAACGGTTTTACCCTCTAAATGGTTCATTGTTACTGAGGAGGCCGCTCCTCCAGTCTTAGCGCTATCTGTGGTTATAGTTTCGTCAAACTTTTCTAAAAAATATTTATTTGATGAATCTACTGTTCTTTTTACAATACAATAGGTATCAGATATTTCTGTTGCTACAGCGATAAATTGTCCATCTGTTGTAAATTGACTGGGCGCTATAACCTCTTGCCCAACAAGAATAGAGTAAACTGACATTGACCCATCATCGCCATTAACAAGAAACAATCGATCAGCCTCGTCTGTAGACGTTGATCTTCGAGCAGCTATATCAACAGGATTTTTTATAAGATGCGATGAAAGCACAGATATCTGTTGCACTTGGTATGAGTTAGTATTTGACCCAAATTGAAATGCGTTAACCGATTTACCTTGCCGTTGAACAAATACAGACGCACCGTTGAGATCTTCTATTGGCACACCTGGTTTAGATCCCAATCTTGTTTGTGGACGTATCAAAAAGTCTGCTGGAGTAACCGGAGCATCCTCTGATTGAATAACAACAAACTCACCGCCAGTGGTAAATATTCTTAGATCAGCGCCAGCAACGACATTTACAATACTGTTTAGCTGATTTGTGTTTATAGTTGCTTCAACACTTTCGTCATCAAGACCACTGCCAGGATTAAAGTTAAAGAAATCGATAGACTTTGATCCCCATATTGTATTGGGCCTGGACTTTGAGCCACCAAAATATAATCGGCCTTCATGAAACGTTGCTGATTTAGGCCAGCCTCTAGTGTTTGACCAGACATCTTCATAGCCATGCTCACTTTCCCAGTTACCAGCCACAACAGCGCTTGTGTCAAAGAACGGCACTTCTGTTACCGCTTTCATTACTGTTGCGCTTACATATTCTACATATCTGGCCCTGCCAAATGTGCTTGTAACCTGGGCATATTCGCCAACGGTTGTTGGGGCAAACGCCTCAACCTTATAGCCTGTTGTTGCATCTGGCTGCGTATCCCATGCCGGATATACCGTAGCTATCTTTGTTGAGGCCACATAGTCCTCTATATGCCTAGTCTGCCCTGATCCTGTGCCGGATGTGAGTGTAATAAACATACCGTTTGGATCATCATCAGATGTATAGCTTGTTGTGGTTTTTAATGTAATAGTATCATATCCCCCAGCTTGGGCAGTTCCGGTATCTGTTGTTACGCTTGAGGCTGTGATAGTAATGTTGCCAGATACTGCGCTGGGTGTAATTGTAAAATTTGGTTGGTTAGTAAGAAACGCATATGCATACTGGGGTATGTTTGTTAATGGTAAGTTTTCTAATGTCCAACTTGTGTCAGTATTTCTTACAAGCCTTTTGGTCTGTAAATCCTCATGGCATAGAATAAGCGTATCAACAGCCTGTGTAAATGTTAACTCGTCAAGCATGGCCGCTGTTATATCTGTAGCTGCTATGTAATCATTGCCTGATGAATTTATGTTTGTTTGCAATGTACCGTTCTTAAATACATAAATACGGCCCACAACCAGGACCAAAAGATAACTATCGGTAACGCTAAACTCAAACGGTATCAGTTTAAAATCTGTAAAGCTTGAGCCAAAATCATAAATAAACTTTAGGCCATCCCTACGCTTCAGACCGCCTTGAGGTTGTATAATAACATTTGTCGCTTCTTCTAAAGCGTTTTGATACTGTGATAGATCTGTTCTGGCTCGTAATAGCGGATCTAGTTCACCAACAGAAAAATTTGTTTGAAACTGAGTTACGCGCATTTACTGCCTCACTTGTATTAGCGAATAGTCCTCGACAATTTGTGTTGACTGACCTCTTGCATCTATATTCATCGCCTCACGCATTAGACCGCCCCGACCGTTCTCTGCAGGGCTTCCATACGCTAACGCTCTAAAATAATCTGCTTTTGAAGCTTGGTCTGTAATAACAATGGCTAGTTCAGCTGCTAGTGCCGTTCTAAGCAAACGAACAAAATAATTAGGCATCTTAGCTTCAGTGATGGTTTGTTGATAATCAATGTAAACCGTTTCCATATTTGTGTAGAGCTGATCGCCATATATCTCCCAGCCATAACGAACAGATCTTTGTGCTGTACTGTCATTTTCAAATACAGCCAATGCACCAGTTAAATCATCTCCTGGCATCTGATAGGCATATTCCCATTCGTTTACTGGTGTTGTTGATAATCTTTGAAGCTGTATTTTGGCAAGTGTCCAAGACCAAACATAGGTACTTAGTAATGTATTTTTTAAATCTGGGTATAATCGGTCGCAAGCTTGAGCGGTATCTGTTCCTTCTGTAAACGAAGAAAGGGGCGCGGCCCCCAGCAAGATTAATGCGTCTGAACAAATAGATAAATCTGTATCACCTACGGCCATCACAACCCTCCAATGTGTATAAGGGGCCAGTTACCCAGCCCCATATTTAATTAGTCACCGTCTGTTGCTGCTAATGTTGTTCCGTCTGCAACGTCAACAACACCACTAGTGTTTGAAAGAACTTGCGTTAGTGTAGAAACGCGAGTGCCGCCAGTGGATGAAACAACATAGATTAAATCGCCAACTGCGAGAGTATCTGATAAGTCATTGAAATAACCCTCAGTGTTTACTGTCGCAATAGTATCAGCGGTTTGATAGGAGTATAAAGAAGGTGCATTACCTTTCTTTGACGCTCCGATGGTTGCAAAATTTGTACTTGAAAAAGCCATGTGTCAGTCTCCTTACTCAGTACAGCTAATTTTTACTATACCCTCGTCATCGATCGCTACACTGCCAGCCGAGAACATTGAGCTGACTAGGAAAGATGTTTTTTCAGGTATGTAGTTAACCTCACTCTTTTGTGAGATGCTTTCAGCATAACCCATTGAGCTTTCGTGCCATGCAAAACATGAACGAGTAGATGGTTTTGGAACACCACCCTCATCACGATCACCCATAGTGATTATGTTAAAGCCCATGAACGAATTGATCTCGCCGCGAACAAGCGCCTTTACTGTTGCAAAGTCTGCGGAAGTCACTTCTGTTTCACCAAGCAACGCATCAAGCTGGGAAGAGTGCATTAACAAATGACGCCCTTCAGCTGGTACATTCTTGTCGTTTAGAGCTTTGGCAGCTGCACGAAGCTTTTCAATGTTCATGTTTGTGCCAGCACCACCGATTGACGTAGCAACAGTTGATGGTGATGAAGCAGCATTAAGAGCATCAATGCAAAGCTGGTCCATACGTCTTGCAATCGCTTTTGAAACAACTTGCACCAGTTCACGGCGCTCATCAAAGTTGATGTGTGACTGATGAAAGATATCAGAATATTCAGCTGCGATAAAATCAGACATAGTTGCTGTCACCTGAGAATAGGTGACGTTTAGAGGTGTCACATCGGTCTGGGGTACCCTTACCGTTGCTACGCCTTTACCAATTTTTGGGAACTTAACTGTGTTTCCCTGAACACCTGTGCGTGTTCTCATAGTGCCGCGAAGCAGTGCTTCGCCTTGATAGGCCTGTTTCACTTCTTGATCGAATAGTGTTACAAAGGCCGTTGTTACGTTCTGCGCCATAGCAGAAGCCTCCTTTTAAGGTTTCCATTATAAAACGCTTACCGTTAGCCGATGTAATCGGGCGGTCGCTTGCGCGGTAGTGGCCGCGCCCACCAGTGGATTCACCACATAAACAGGCCGCGAAGCGGTTATCCGTTACACCACATATACACGCAAACGACATACATTGCAACAACATCTAGTTGTTTGCATCCATCCACTTCTTTTCGATCTTAGTTCGCCACACCGCGTCAGTCTGCCATCGAGGATCTGCGATAGCTTGCTGAAGATCGGTAACTGTCATTTCTGGTTCTGAGACAACAGGTTTGATAGGGATGTTTTCATTTGTGTATCCCTGGATAAGTTTGGTCAAAGCATTGATACTATCAGCACTATTGATACTCATGCTTAGAGCCTCTTTCTCTGCATTGTTCAGATCGGCTCCTTTGATGTTGCGCTCGAGAAAGTTAATTTTTTCCTGGGCATTGTTGCCAAGCTTTTGCATTTCAACTCTTCGATCATATTCAATATCTTCGGCCTGTTCGCCATTCATCTCCAGAATTTGACCAGCCAAGTCCTCAAACGCTTTCTGTGAAACACCATATTGTTTAGCCCAATCCTGATATACCGCAACAGCCGGATCTTCCAAATCGAGGCCACGATCAACCAAATCCGAAACATCGTAATCACCTTCCGGTGCTTTATGCTTGCCGGATCTAAATGCTTTCTCCAACTCTGCATAGCTCTTCGCAAGCTTTTCAACGTCCGGCCCATCGTCATCCCAAAACTTTTCTGGATAGTAATCAGGCCGCTCAAAAACTTCATCATCATCTTCTTCTGATAGTTCCTGTTCTTCTGGCTCATCATGCAAAGGCATAGGTGCCTCTGCTTGTGTTTCTTCTTCTTTTGCATCTACGTTAATTAACGGCGCATCTGCTTCCTGTGTTTCAACGTTTTCTGTTTCTTCAGACATTATCGCTCCTATCCACCCTTTTTATAATTAACCGGACAAGATCAGCCGCACCTTCTCGAAAGTAACCTTGGCTTGGATCTTCCCCAGGAAACCAGGATGGTTGTTCAATTGTTATCTGCCTCAAATGACTTAGCACCTTTTGGCCTTCCTGTGACTTAAATAACTGTCCATACAGTATATCTAAATCGTCCGCTTTCTGCGGCTCCGCCTGAGCCTGAGATAATCCTTCCCAGCCTTCAGCCGAACTCATTGCATCGCTCCAGCCACAGTTTCATCTGTTGGCATTTCTGGCTGTTGTTCAGCCATCATAGCTTGCTGCATCTGGTCTAACATTGTCTTTTGTTCTTCTGGTGTATTCAGCAATCGAGCATCGATACCCATCTTTTCAGCAATGAAATCTACTATCTTAGATATGTTAAGTGATGTTTGGCCCATTGGTCCCATTACATTAGCAATCTGCATAAAATTAAGAAGCTGGTTTACCTCTTCCATCTTTGGCGCTTCTGCTAGTGGTGACACTGGCACAACCTTAACCTGAACGCCATTGACCTTGAGCGGCATACGAATAAAACCCTGGCGATCTAAAACATACAAAGTCCTGGAAATAAGTGGTATCATAATTTCCGTCATCAATCGACCAAAGGCAGACCCTAAGTTTGTAGCCAGCTCACGCTGGCGCTGAGCGATCTCTGTTGCTGACCTGGCGCTCATTGTGTCTGGCGGCAAACTATCATCCATTAAAATCTTTTTGATGTTCATTGTCAGATCCTGAATAACAATCTGACTTGTATTAAAATCCCCAGCTCGGGGTAAAGGAGCCAGGGATGCGCCTTGCGGCCCACCATTACGAGCGACTGGGATAATTGCACCTGGTTGAATTTTGATATTCTGTGGGTTGAGAACACCATCATCGGCTGCAAGGAATACACCAGATATCGAAAGACTTGCGTTCTTCAATATCAATTCTTTTGTTTTGTTAAGAGTTTTTATGTCTGCAATCGCATCAATCAACGGACCTCGACCATAAACTTCACCAGCTGTTTTACTAAACCTGGCTACAATAAACGGACTACTGTCCATCTCTCTGTAGACTAGCTCTTGCTGTTTGTACGGCCAAACTACATGATAATGATAACGACCAGTTTCTTGATCAAAAATGATTGCATCAAACAGATCGAGCTCTTCATGTGGCTTGTCATCAATAGCTGTCTGAAGCTCTGGAGTTATCTGAACGTCACGAAACTCTCTTTGTATTGCTTCTGCTTTTATTCTTAGCTTACGATATACGTTATCAATCGTTCCGTATGCACCTTCCTCAATTGCAACCAGGTATTGTGGCACAGCTAAGAAACGAATAGGCGTGACCTCATCGCCTGGCGTAATCATCATAACCGCTGTGCCAACACAAAGGTCTAGGAGAAACTCACCCATTGCCAGGTCAAAACTAGTCTGACGTAGCTGATCAAACATAATATCAACATACGCATCTAATATTTCTTGCGCTCGTTCTTTCTCTTCTTCTGGAACGGCTGATCCTGGCTCTAGTCTACACCATTTGCGCATAGGTGGGAAAAGACCGGACTGCATCCTATTGGCAAAACGCTTTGTTGCATTAACAGCTGTACTATCAAAAACTCTTTGTGTTTTGTTTTTGCCTGGAGTTTTGCCTTCGTAATAGCCATTGTATAAGTTTCTCTGTGGCAAAGCAAACTCATAGCAATCTTCATAGATTGTACGCCATTCATCTTTTCGAGCCTGTGCTTTTGCCTCACGCCCCATAACTTCTTTTACATTTAATTTAGGCATTTCTACTCTCGTTTCGTTTACTTATAGCCGCTGCTTTCTTCCTGGCATCCGCTTTTGAGGAAGCACCCCAGGCGCGGAGGGATAGGAGCAATCTTGTAGGTCTCCCCTTACTATCACGCTCCGGCCCAGAGTTCCCCGCCATTCTAGCCAGGAAGGACGCTCGGCGAGGGTTATCGCCTTTCTTCACCGGAGGTTTAAGGTTCGATCCTGTTTTCCGTTTGAAGAAGGCCCGACCAGCGGCGTTTAAACCGCCTTTAGGATTTTGATGTGCTTTTTTTACCACGAGGTTTTGCCTTTTTCTTTGGAGCCTTGCCGCCTTCCCAAGCTTCATTTACTTCAGGAGTAGAAGGGTCATCCGCGACTAAATGACCCTTCTCGTTTCTTGCCCTTTTCGGGTCTGCCTCAACCTTACTAAATACTCTTGGATCTTCTTTAATTTTTGTCATGCTAAATTCAAAAGTTTAGCTTTTAGATTTGCTAATCTTTCGCCTTTCTCTTTATAAAATTTCTTACGTTTCTTTTGGCCTTCGGCTCTTTCTTTAGCTAGAGCTTCTCGTTTTAATCTTGCCTCTCGCTCCGCAGCAGTTTCACCTTTTGGTTTGCGTCTATTTTTTCTACGGCGGCGTTCTTTCATATCTTCCATCGCCTGTTTACTGCGCTCGACCCTATCATCTAGTCTGGCATAATAGTCTATGCCTTTTTGTTTAATTCCTAGATCCATGAGTAAATCGTCTTTGGCTTGCTTAAAACCAAATGTACTTTTTTTACTTGCGGTAAACTTTTCGCTGCCAGGCCCACCAGCTCCAGCTGCTATTTTCATTCCAGTATATTGAGCATAGCCCTCAGATATATTTTTGGGTTTAGTCGAAAAAAAAGAAAATCCTTTTTTAGCCATGACTAGCCGCCAAGTGTTTTCTTAATTTCGTCTATTCCTGGGCCTTCTTGCCTAAGAGGTGAGAATAATAATCTCATACCACCAGATCGCAATAATCGCCTACGTCTTTGTGCGCCTTGCATTTCTGATGTTTCTTGAGCTTCAGCTCTTTGCTCTTGGCGCGAAATAACTTTTTTTGCTTGTGTTGGCGCTGGCGCTGGCTTTTTCTTTTTTCCAAAAATACCGCTCATTTACTCAAACCTTACCATACAATAATAGTCAGCCCCCTCTGGGCCAAACTTTCTATGTTCACACTCTACCTCAAAATATAGTGCTTTGGCAAACCTTAATGCTACCATATGTTGTGATTTTACAAAAATTTGCATCCTTCTGACACCGGATTGACCAATTATCTCCCCTAATAAGGATCTGGCCCCTGTTAAAGTTGACCTGGCGTGATTTTCTAATCCTTCTCCTGGTAAAAACCAGGCCTCGACTACGCCAGGCCAAATATCTCGAACACCGAACACACAAATAACCTTGCCTCGACCGATCGCCGCCCAGCTCCAACCCTGTTCAGAATTTTCATAAACGTAATCTAAATACCCTGGTATATTCCTGGCATATTCTTTTTCGTGCGGCCCGAGCTCTAAGTTGAGAAGATGATTGAATTGTAGCGGCACGATTTGCTCATCCGGCCTCATTTTAAACGTAGGAAGCTGTATAAGGCTCATCAGAACACGTTAAACTCGCTACTTGCAGTATATGACCCCTGTTGGAAAGTCGTGCCATACGAGCCTCTCCGTAAACGTCTTTGCTCACCACCGCCTAGCATAAGATAGCCAAAAGCATCGCCACAGTGCGAATGTTCGTTCTTGACGGGCGCATCTTTAAATCTTTCCTGACCAGCGCCCAGGCTTTGCCTTTTGAAAAAATATCCACCGCTGAGTGATTTGCGCAGCCGCAAACATTTTTTATCAACAATAAGTCCTGGTTTACCGCTCACCAACCTGGACATTGGGGAAGCTCCGGCCTCGCGTCTTACCTGGAAAGCATTGCTATCTGTAGGTTGCGCCTTAAATCCCAGGGATCTGAGATGATCAAACGCTGTTACTTCATAGATCTCATCGCGTTTGTTACCAGCCGGATCTCCCCATATCAGTATTTCATGCTTAGAATATCGTTCTGCTATTCTTCCTAGGAGTTCTTGTCCAAATCGCTCGAGCCCCATATCAAAAGTCACTAGCTCATCACAAACCTTCCAGGCACCGCCCTGGGTACGCTGACCAAAGATAGCAGCTGGCGTAAGCCCAAAGTCTACACCGATTTGTATTGGATAATACGGATCTACCTCCACATCACCGGACATAAGCTCATCGTCATACTCCGGCCAAACTGGTCTACCCTCCTGGACAAATGTATACATTCCCTGGGCATAACATCGAATCCAATCTGCGTTTTTACCACCAAGCAGCTGTTGATAGTAACCTGGTGGCAGATTATTAGCATTTTCAGCATTTTCATTGATGCGCCACCATTTTGCTCCAGAAAACACAAAGCCCTGGGCGTCAGGGTTATCATCCGGCACTTCATCAGGCGAAGCTTGTAAAACACCGCCAGGTTGTCTGAAAAACGTCCAGGGATAAGATCCTTTGATCGGATGCTTTTCTGCTACCTCATGCCACCAATGATCGCTATCAGGAGGGTTAGTATCCATCCAAATGCCATACCAGGTAGGACCGCCATCAGATTTTGTAGGATATCGACCGACTCGATGCGTCAATCCATCAATCACCGCCTTCGGCAGCTCCCTGGCTTCGTTGACCCAGGCACCAGTGAGTTCCAATGACAATAATTTTCTGACGTCTTGCGGAGAAGATAACGCCATAAATATGACCTCACAATCGATGCCTGGGATATCATCCCTGGTGGGGATCTTAATATGATGCGATATAGGTGGTTGCCAGCGCATACCACCCCACACATCCTCGGGAAAAAGCTCTTGCCAGGTTTTAATAGTTGTGGTGCGCAGCTCGGGATATGTATTTCTGACGATAACGAAACGCGAATAACGAATACCATCTCGAGGACTAGGCTTTTGCTTCACTGCCCTTAACATTATCTCAGCTGCGCAACCATAGGACTTACCAGATCCTACCGGACCCATCAAGCCCCTAACGAAACTTTCATCATGTAAAAACTTCCAAACTGTCGGGCTGTTCTCAAAGTTTAAATCAAGACTGGGGATCGCGCTCATTTTTTTCCTGCAATGCTTTATCTGCTAATTGTTCAATATGCCAGGACTCTTCGACATCATTATACACCTTGGCCGTATCCCTAATCTCTCTCAATGAACCCTCGAGGGATTTTATTCGTTCCTCGAGCATATAGATCGCAACCTCAAGTCTTGCCGTCTTGCTCATCGATTACCTCATATTCAGTCGTTTCCGGACCTTTCATATTAATTCCAACAATCGAGGGCTTATCGCTCTCTTTGTCCGGACTATCCAGAAACCCAGCTGCTTTTGCCAGAACACGCAGCACCGAAACCTTATCGTGCATCTCAACAGCAACCCGACCATCCGGCATAGGCGTGATCCTTTTGATAGCTCTTAACGCATAATCAGGAATATCCTCCTGGTTCTTCATCGTGCCATCTAAATTCATAATCTCAGTAATGGAAGTCGTGCCCAGGGCAATCAACTCCTGGGCAACAGCTTCCTTATTCTGCTCTAATGTCGCGCTGGTCTTAACCCTGCGCTGGGCAACCCTAACACCACCAAAGCGGCCTATAGGTGTTTGCCTGGTTCTAGCCATTAAATCGGTATCTCATCATCAAAATCATTAGCCTGAGAATTATGCTGGCTAGATTGATCAGATCCTTGAAACTTATCGTCCTTCGGAAATAAACTCACCCAAACATCACCTTCTTTGTTAGGTAAAGGTAACGCATTTAACTTGATGCGCATCCCCTTACTATCATCCCAGGCAACGCCAAGCTGTATCCAATCACTTTTTGTAGGATCATTATAGCGTGGCTGACCCTGAACAACATTATACATTTTTTTCATTTTAGTTCCTTCCTATTATTTTTCTGGTATCGCATTTCTTTTGGGAAAAATCCAGAAAATATTTATGTGGGACACTACACATACAGCGCGTGGGGTGGGGGGCCAAGGGTGGTGTTTTGCGTCATTTAACATAATATAGATTATGCGAAGTGCGTTGCTGTTTAAAAACAATGACTTAGCAGATTTGATAGGACCGATGTCGCAAATAGAACATTATGACCTGGTATTTCTGACAATTCCCTGGATTGCCTGGTCGACCTGGGGGTTGCTTGATTTGCCCAGGGCTTTTGATACTGGCACCTGGAAATATCCTATTGCCCTGGCTAGATCGCGCCTATTCTTATAACAATATGTAGCATGGTTTGTTAGTATTTCAGACCAGACCTTCATTGTCAGCCCTTCCCTGATCCACCTGGCAATTACTAAAATGTCTCGATCATTAACATTCCTGGGTGTTCCATACTCATTACATATTTTTAAAAACAATGCAGAAAAACGTCTAGCTTCATCATTATATATATTATTATTATACGTTCTATTGTCTCGTTCTGTGTGACCTCTGGAAGTCACAGGTAGGTGTGACCTCTGGGGGTCACAGGTGGTAGAGTTATCCACAGGCTTTTTATTAAGTTTAAATGTCTTGAGAAACTGTTGCTTTTGTTCCTCGGCGGCTGCTTGCCTGGTTTCTTCCAGGACAATCTGTGATGCAGCTGTTAGGTTTGCTTTGGCTTCATCTTCATCCTCGGGAGCTGATGGGAATACAACTCGGACACTGGTTGTCTTCTGGTACTTGGATCTCTTTTTCGCGTAGACGATATATCCCAGGTCGCGCAGCCTTCTCATCTGTTTGGCAATCGCAGTCCTGGAAACTCCCAGGTCAACAGCTAGTCTGTCCTGGCTTACCCAGGTTACTCCCAGCTGATCTGTGTAAGTACAGATCACAACCAGGAGAGAGAGCGCAGCTGTACCATGTAGCCGCTTATCCATAGCTGCCTGGATTGGAATCACTGAATAGTTTCTGAGATCCTGGTTCTTAGCTTTTGGTGGTAACATTTCTTTTTTTAAACCGTTGATCTATTGCCATGCTAAATTCATGACAAATTTTAATCATCCCAACATCAAACCTGGCTTGAAAATCGTCAGGATTATTGTCCAAATGCTTTTTGCAAATTTTAAGAACCTCCAGCATCCAATCGTCTTTTTGAAAATCAACCTCTGGATATCTTTTTTCGAAAGAGTTTCTAAACTGTTTTTTTGACTTTTTGTTACCCATTTTCCCACTCTATTGTTATTAAAATCATTGGATCACCATACTTCTTATGAGCTGTTACCTGGTACACCTGGGCATCATCTTCGAACATAACGCCGTTGAGAGCGTCCAGGGCGATCTTAACCACATTATCGATATCTGGCCTACCAGGAAACACTTCGGCTCTCCAGGCGGCCTCTGTGCGCTTCTTTGTCCAGGATTTAGGAACTTCGAACTGTGCCAGGATATGAACCTTGCAGGGTGCGGTGATGGGATCGAGCCCGAGCTCCACCATTTTATCGCTGGCGATAGCTGCCAGGCGCTTTTCATAATCTTTGGTTTTTGCTGGGGTGTATGCTCTGCCTTGCCTGGTAAACCTGGGGCGGCCTTTGCCGATCGGCTGACCGATCATCCAGACATCAATTCTCATGCGATCGAAGCCAATCAATCATTTCTTTCCTAGCAGCCAAACGATCCTCGGAAGGGTCTTCTTCTTGGTAGGGAGCTGGTGCCAGGCTTATTTCTGGTTTTTCCTGGTCTGGAAGGTGAGTATCAATCAATTCACTGATGACCATTGCCTGGGATTGACCATGTTTCTCTGAGTAATCCACCAGTTTTTTCTTTATTCGACTCGAAATCCTGGTGGTAAAATTAATTAAGTTTTCATTGTTTTCAATGACTTGCTTACGTTTTACCATTTTTTTTACCTTTTTTTATGTGATACCGCTTGACGTTATCCGGTATCAGTATTACTATCAAGTTGTAAGTTAATTGTTTAGGAGTAAAAATGACCAAGAAAATCAAGTTCATTCCCTACGATTGGATCTTCGCCTTAAATGACAGCGCCATCGAACACAAGTTCAACAGAGCTTTGACTGATGAGTGCGTCTTGGGCTTACCTTATGGTGCCAACTTCCCCATCACTTTTGACATGGTACACAACGACACTGAGATGAGGGTCGTGTTTGCCTGGAAGGATGATGCCGGGATGCACAACGCACAGTTGGACATGACCTTCGAGGATTACGATAGTTTACCTGTTTACGAAATGGAGGCCTAAATGAAAAGGAACTACCGAACAGCTTTCAATCAGCTTAAAAAGATTGGTGCACCAGTTTTCGAAAATGAGGACGGCGTGTTCATCAGTGCCGAGGATAACTACGAGACAACCTGGGCTGACTACTGGGAGTATGGCCAGGATGGTTGCAGCTTGCTCGATCATTTCGGTGTCAATCACAAGATCAACGAGATCTTAGAAAAGAATGGCTTGTATGCCGAGTGGCAAAATCCTGGTTGCTTATACATCGCGGAGGGATAATGCAAGTTAGCTTGTACGATATCATGAAAAACAATCACGAAAAAAACTTTGCAGCTGATTACAAATACAGCTGCGGAGAATACCAGGTCCACCATGTAGGCAACATGGAATACCAGGTTGTCCATGCGACCACCGGAAACACTTGGACTTGGTTCCAGGGCAGAAGGTTGACCAACCTTTCAGATGCAGCCGCTTGCGCCCAGTGGCACAACAAATATGACCAGGAGGAAATGTAATGAGTGCATATGTATGTAACCCAGAACACATTGGTGTTCTAGCCAATGCAATGAGCCGAGCCGGGGTAACCATCAGGGGGCACAGGAGGGACCCTAAGCAAATGGCGGTAGCTCTTGCCAACGCTAACTTTGAAAGCATCGAGGCCAGGTATCCAGGTGAGTGGGATCTTATGAGTGGTGGATGTAGCTTGATCGCGTATCGAGCGCAGTGTGCCAGGGAAGCAACCAGGCCCGACCCAGAGTTAAAACCGATCGATCTTATAAAGATCGCCCACTGTTTTAGATACCAGGCTTGCGAACATGACAACTGGTTCGAGGCTAAACATGACAGCAAATACATTGGAGAGTGGCACATACAAGACTTTATCGGCCATATGATCCGAAAGATGCCAGGCTACGATGATGCGCCCTGGCACTACGAGCGAAAGCCGGATGCGCCCGAGGTGCTAGACTTAACAGCAATGATGGGAGTGTGACACTGAAATATATCGTTTATAAACTTTGTGAACATGGAGCCAGGACAATCGGCGAGTTTCAGACTCGCCAGGCTGCCTTGGAAAAACAGAACGAGCTGCTTGCTCTGCAAGAGTTCAGTGAATGTTTCGTAGCAATATCAGAAGTAGAGGAGGACCAATGCGAGATTGGATTGAGGCAATAGTCGGAGCGATCTGTTTGTTCGGAACGCTCTATATGTGGTTAGTAATAGCTGGAGTTTTGTATGGATAAGGAAGAATTGATTGCGCTGATACATAGCGCACTGAAACCTACCAAGATTGATTGCGAGAGGCTTACAGACTTCGAGCAAGACAATGATGAAATAGTAATGAGATTCTTTGGATTAGAGGAGGAAGAAGATGAGTAGAAAGATAAAAGTCGAACTGACTGAAAAACAATATTGGGCTTGTTCGCAAGCCTTGGATAGTCACGTTGTTGATATTATGGCAGATGAATTTGCTGATAGTTTTATAAAAAATGAGCGCAATTTAATTAATCGAGGGTTAGCAGCTATGAGTAAAGGTTATGAAGAATGGAAGGAAGGCAAATGATTGACCAGGTAGAAATTAAAAAGATGCACCACCGCGATGGACCGGATACGGAAGTCGCGGCAGCGCACAAGGTGGCCTCGAGGGTAACAGGGAGGAGGTTACAAATTCTTTGCGGGTTGGCACAGTTGGATCAATCTGTGACAGGCAGTGAAATTGCAAAGAACCTCGGGCTATCTATTCTCAGCGTAAGGCCACGCCTAACAGAATTGCAAGAATTAAATTGCATTGTTGATACAGAAGTTAGGCGCAAGAATGAATTTGGCAACACTGAGATTGTTTGGCAAATAACAGAGAAAGGATGGCAGTATGTATATTAAATACGAAGAGATCAGGCGTATGTCTGACAGCATCAGGGAAATGTGCGGAGATGATGAGGACACATTCCTGGACACTCTCGATGGTGAGACAGATGCAATGGATGTCCTGGGCAAGCTAATCGAGCAAGACCAGGAGCTCAAAGCCCAGGAGAAAGCAGTCAAGGAACTGATCGATGTATATCGAAAACGTGCGACTGTCCTGGGAGACAGACAAGATGCAACCAGGCAAGTGATGTTGCAGCTGCTCACTTCTATGGGTGTAAAGAAAGTACCCCATGCTCTGGCAACTGTCAGCATTACGAAACCGCGATGGTCTGTTGAGATAGTTGATGAGGCCCAGGTGCCAAGTCAGCTGAAAATAACAACGATCAAACCAGATATCCAGGCAATCAAAAAGATCCTGGATGATGGCGAACCAGTGCCAGGAGCCAGACCAAGGCCAGGCAATCAATCAATCAATGTGAGGTTAAAATGAATAAAACTTGGCAAACACTTTCGTCTTTAAATGTAAATGACGATAAAGAAAAGAAGGGCAAGTATGATTACTTGTCCTGGGCAGATGCCTGGAAGCACGTTCAGAACAGCGTGAAGAGCGCGTCTTATGAATTACTCGAGGATCTTGTTTATCCAGACAACACCCGAGAGGTTCGATGCAGTGTCACAATCGATGGCGTAACGCATACAATGTGGTTAGCTGTTATGAACAATACAATGCAAGCTATCAAAAATCCAGATGCACAAGCAATTAACAAGGCCAGGATGCGCTGCTTCGTGAAAGCAATAGCCATGCATGGTTTGGGTTTATACATTTACCAGGGCGAAGATCTGCCAGATGCACCGGAGGAAAAGCCAAAGAAAAAGAAGCCTGAGATTGATATGAGCGTACAGCCCCAGAAACCAGTGCAGGAGGAACCAAAGGAAGGTTGGCGGTTACTATGGCACAATGGGGAGTTCAAAGATATTCTCAGCACCGCTGGAATGTTTAGCACTGAACTGTTGGCAACCCTTACACTTTACCAGGAGAAGAAAAGATCCAGAAAGACACAGATCGAATTGATCCTGGCAAACTATGATAACCTGGACAAACTGGGAGAAACAGTCCGGCACACAACTGAGATCGCTATCAAAGGTTTACTCGATCTACCAGATGTAAGTAAAGCAGCGCTCGACTTCGAGCATGACAACATTCAGAAACAGGTGAAGTAATGACTTGGCAAAAACTAATCGATAAACAGGAGAAAGAGAAAGCTGCTTTTTTGGAGAAGTATGGCAAGCGCGGAATCTCCAGGATCAAAGGAGCCAGGGAGCTAAACATCTCTTTGACTTACATGACCAAGTTGATCAATAAGTACAATGTCAACTGGCCTACCCAGCAAAGTATTAGTAACGGAACTGGTATTAGTAAGGTTCCTGGTGGTGTAGATACCTATATTCAAATGGCAAAGGATGGGTTATCCCAAGCCGAAGTGAGCCGAAAGTTTGGGGTCTCGACTCAAAATGTGCAGACCATCGCCAAAAAACATAAGATCAAGTTTGTAGATGGTAGAACAAAAGGAGGGCCAAGAAGCCCCAGACTTACCTAAAAACTAACTACTTCTTTTTAGCAGCCATCATTTTTTTCATGGCTGCTTTTTTTAATTTAGGATCTTTCTTTGCAGCTTTCGAAGGCCTACCAACTTTAGATCCATATGTTCCTTTACCGTAAGGCATTACTTTTTCCTCTTCTTCATACGTTTCTTTGCAATAGTTTTTAAATCAACTGCCTCGATCTTTTTAGGATCTCCGGCAACGGCTGCTAACTTCTTTTGTTTAGCACTATACTTTTGGAATGGCATTACTTTCTCCTAAATAAATCACCGTCTGCTTTTTTAACTGTTGCTTTGCCCTTCGCATGAGCTTTTAACCTGGCAACAGCCCAGGCATGAGCCGACATTTTCGGCCTCGAACCGCTTGAGTAATACGCACCCAAGCCGCGCTTGTAAATTTTATTTGCTCGACTAGCTCCGAACATCTTCTGATACTTTGCTGGTGCTGCCATTACCTTTTGCTCCTTTGCTTGCTGATTCTATCCATCATTGC